TAAGTTATCAACATGCCTTAATAATCGCTCATGTTTTACATTATGATCTATATTTTGATTAATATCCTGCTTGTCTGCTTGTCCTAACCATTGTTGCCCCAACCACTTCTGCATTGGGACGCTCCCTTTTTGCGCACTTTTATATTGCATCCGACGCAAAGAGATAAACCCCTTACTCCTCATAACTTTAAATATTTGAGTGAATGTGCATCCATACTCCTCTTTAATTTTATCGTTCATAACCTCTCTGCTCATGTCAAACCACGCCGCAATTTCTTCTGCAGTACATTGCATGGCGCAGAGTTTTCCGAACTCTTCCCAATCTATAAATTTTCGAGGTCTACCCATTCCCATTATTAGTTATCCTTCGAAGGGGGTGCTTAAAGTATTTTCTCCAGCTAACTTGGTGATGAGGTCTACCGAATCGCTCTACTACTTTCACATATTGTGGCCATGCTTTTTCGAGGGATTTCGATTTAAGCGTTTTCAAATTATGGTCATTGTTCTTGTAAAGTTCTGTCTGGTTACCACCCTTCAATTTAACAACCGTTGATACCTTATCAATTAAGAATACATTAATTAAAGCAGTACACCACCTTTCATGCAGAGCCTGTAGACATAGATCAACGTCCTCATTATACTTCATTCTCCAACGATATTTAATTTTATTAGTTATCAACATGCCGCTGTAGACATGAGTATTAATAGAAAACGGTTTCTTTGTTTCTTTGTTTGCAAAATAAAGATAGTTATAACCGGCTACAGCAAGGTTTTCATATCTATCAGAGAAGTCCTGTAGGGTGAGTAGAGGCAAATATGGTTCACATCTTGAGCGGTGACCATTATTAAGACGGTAAAATCCTCTTATATTATCATCAAAAAGAAAGTGTTTTCTGTGTCCTTTTTGGATACTGTCCTCCCAGCACCAGTTTCTTGCAGGATAAGAACCTACCCCCATATTGGAAAATGGCAACTTAGCAACATATTCCTCGCCAAGAGTATCACAATAATTATTATACTCCTGAGGTTCAACCGCTATTAAAAAAGGGATATCAGCGGCTTTAAGGAACCCTGCGGTGATTGGCTTTTCCCAGCGTCCTTTTGAGATAATATATATAGGATATTTTATTTGTGAACAATCCACTGATTACTCTTTTTCATGGTTACCTCTATGTTATTTTTTTTCACATAAGCCTCCCTTGCCTCTTCGGACGGGAAGTGAAAAATAAGTTTAATATAATTATCCCCTTGATTGAAATCCGGAAGACCAGCCCATTCGCTGTTCTCGTCGCCTTGATTTATCTCTTTAATGCTGACTGCATCAAAATTAAAATCATCCAACCCTAATACTTCCAAATCCTCGATCTCAATCTCTTTCAAGTCCTCGATCAAACCATCTTGATCAAGCGTTGCCCACCTAGCGATTTCGTTATCCGCTATAATGTCGGCGTACTCTTGAGCTTCGTTGTCATACTCTTGATGATTAACTGGTGCAGTTTCCCAACCTAGTTTCTTTAGAGCTTCTAGTCTCCCATGACCTTTTGTTATAAACCCGCTAAGTTTTGATATTACAATTGGCGATCTCATGCCTTGATAGTCAATGATCTTCGCTAGTCTGCCGATCTGTCCGTCGGGATGCCTGTTTCTATTCTTTGGGTGCGGTATTAGCTTGTGAAGCGGTACTAATTCGTCGTAACTGCATTTAACTTTCAAAACTCTAATCTCCTTTTTTTAGTCACAACAAGCCCCGCCACACTTGGTTTAGCCTGTTAATAACCTCTATCTGCTCCGCATGATTTAATTGCTTGAACCAAAAACTTCTGCGTGTTTTATTTATTTGTTGCCGTGCTATACAGTTTCCGTGATTGATCTTCGCATCTTCTCTTAACGAGTGATACCGCTCTAACTCTTCTAGTGTCGGTGACTCTATCTCTATGTCAGTATATTTTTTTATCCATGACGTGCAAGCATTTTTAGAGATACCCATCCATTCCGCTGCTTTCCCTCGGTTCCCGTTGCTAAAACTTAGGGCCATCAAGAGATAAAATTTTTTAAAGAGAGTGAGTCTGTCGCGCCCACTAATTTTTGGATCGAAGATGTCAAAAAGGGTAAGTTTGTCGTGTTGCACACACTAATGAGAACAGAAAATCAGGACGCTGTCAAAAAAAACCGCGCTTCGCTTCCATGCTCCACGCGATCTAGCAAGAGCCGTTCTTTTATTGTAGTTATTTTTTAATTAGGTTGTCGATAGAGAGAAAAAGAGCCGCGGGTGGGATCTTCCCGCAACTCAGTAGATATAACCCTGATTTTGTTCTAGCTTAGTAATCCGCTGGTGTCTAGCAAGATCCAGCGACTCGATAAGAATTTCACACTCACCCAGTGACCGCACTACATAATAACCGCCGCCTGTGTTTTGTATACAGCGCTCAAATTCTTTTTGATGCTCCGATTGCCGCCCCGTGTCCGTTTTTACTTCGATAAAAAGCACTTTGCCGTTTTTTACTGCGATTATATCGCTAACGCCTCGAACGCAATGCCTTCCGGGCTTGCGATAACTGCCATTGATAAATTGGGCTTGGTCTTTTACTTTGAAGGCAAAAAACCCGATCAAATTTAAGTAATCGAGAATTGCGTTTTCTATCTGCTTCTCGCTCATGCCTTAAGATTAGGACATGAGCGAGAATGATTGTCAATTAAACCTGATAGTCCTCCGGGTATTTTGTTGTTAATGCCCTATAGTTGTCGGGAGCGTTTTTGCCACATTCAGGACAAGTAAAACTTGGAATTACGTTTTGGTGATAATTAGCGTCGTCATAACCACTGCTTTTGATCTCATGTTTACAATTCTCACACTCATAAATTGCTGTAAAATCTCTTCTGTGTTGACTTAAAATCTCTTTAATTTTCATTGTTTACCTCCTAGTAAAGTCTAAATAAAAACCAAATAAACACTACTGCGCAGAATGTTGTTGTCATTTTTCCTCCCTCAATGCTTTCTCAATAAACCCCAGCGCTTGATTTAAGTTCCTCTTATCTCTGATTAAAAAATTAATCGCTGCTGATACGCTGCCGATTTCTTCACCGAGTTGGTTAAGATAGTCCATGTTCTCTTCATCAATAGTAATTGTTAGTCTAATTTTACTCATCTTTTAGCTCCTCGATAACGTAAAATTTGTCTGCAGATTCTAGTGCTCGCTTGGTCATTAACTCTTCTGCTTCTTTCTCTGTCTCAAGCTTTTCAAGTAATCCATTATTTAAGTCGTATAGTCCAAACATCGTTTTGCCTCCTGTGTTGTTATAAATAAAGCATAAATTCTGTTCTATCTTGCCAGTTTCTCTTTTTGCCCTTGGGATAAAGTGCTCTTGATTGATCTTCTTGCTCAAATTTAACAGCGATCTTACCCGTATCTGTCATGCCTTTTATTTCTGCTCTAAACCCAAAGGTTTCAAGATCGGTTGCACAACGCATATTAAAGAGCGTGTCACCATTGTCGTGATTAATATATCGTAACTGATCGCCAACCCTCCGGGCAATCAATTCAACGCAAGGCTTGTCGAACTCGTTTAAAATAAAAAAATGTTTTGCTACGCTAGTTTTCATTTTGTTGCCCCTTTTTGTTGTTATACATACATTATAACACGAAGTAACACTCTGTAACGGGCAATGTTAATGTGATAACAATCTTGTTAGTATTTTAACCACGATCTGTACCGACGCACACATTTCGATTCTAAGCGATTTTCAGGACAACACGAACGATTTATCACCTACCGCCCCTAAAGTGTGTTAGACGGCGCACTAGCTATCAAATAACCCCCATGTCTAGCCTTTTGCCATTTTAAAATCTTGACTGACTAATTTTTCGACACTTTGCACAAGTCAATTGTTAAGAAATCTTGTCAATTTACCTGACACGCCCCGTCTTTTTGATTATAAAGGTGTGAAATCACTACCTGTCTACCTTTTGCTACCATATTCACAACTTAACTAACGACTTTTCCCGCATTTTGCTGATATTCCCATATCTGACATATGACTCTCCTCTAATCCGCTCTAATTGAAAGGATCCTTTACGTTTTGGCAAAGGATCGGCGGCTAATTTGCAAAACCTATGATAGACCATACCCCCGCCGGTTAATGTCTTACGGCTTGGCGTTTTCGACGATAATTATCTGAACGGCAATTCTATCACCACCCCCTGTTCGTTTTTTCTTTACCCACAATCTTGCGGTTTCTTGTGCAACGCTAAATTTTTTCGCTATATCTGCTGTGCGTAAAAAAATTTCCCCATTGATTTTGTAGGTTTTTTTTGTCGCTGATTTTATCGGATAAGATCGTCCCATTTTTAAATCTCCCTTGCTTCTGTCATGTAGCGGTAATATTTTTCAGATAGACTATCAATCTCACTTTCAGGAAAAAGCCAAGTCATGTCAATCGGTGCAAGTTTTGGGTTTGGGTTTTGAAGTAAAATTTTCAAATCTTCTGCATACCCTCCCTCTTCCGGGTATCCCGGATCGCCGTTTGGTTGAAACATTCGTCCCGGTTCGTAAGGCACTATTGTTCCTGTTAAAGTTACGTTAACTTCAATTATTGTTTCCATTTTCCCTCCTCTCTGGCTGGTATTGAAGATCTGCCTCTTTAGCAGGCGGGTAAGCACTCCACCTATTGCCCCTAACACAATCACAGCGGAACGCGTACGCTGCCGTTCCTTTTGGCGCATCAGTGTCAAACAATACCACTCTCCCTGAATCGTTACATACTTCACAACTAGGCTTATTTTTCATAATTTTTCCCCTTGAGTAATTTTAAGTGAGGCGAATAATCTGCCAGACTAAATCCCTCCGCACTTTTATCTTTTTGCGTTTGGTCGCCTATTGCCTTCACTTCTAAATATTTCTCCCCAACTTTTATCGCGGCCAAACACCCCTCCCTTAACTGTGCCCTTGCTGCGCTCAATTGACTGTATTCAAGCCGACACACACAATCCCATCCACCAAACCTTTCAACAACAAACCAGACGAGGTTTCCCAATTCTTGTTTTGCTTCCCTCGCTTGATATTGACCATACCTAACAGCTGCCGCCAATATCTCCCCCGCCATGAGCTGTGCCCTAGATTTTACCTCGTCCTCAGATGGCTTTATTTTTTTTATAATCAGCGAAGCGTCGGGGAACCATTGTGTCTCCCCAAAAAGCTCGCCCAGCGCATAAACTATCTCCTCGTATGTGTGTCTCTTGGTTAAATAATCTACTTGAATTTTTATTCTACTCTCTGTTGCATCAATTCCCTTCGCTACGCAATACCTAGCGAAATATTTATACAGCTTTTCACTCACACTTCCCCCCATTCGGTTTCCTCTAAAACAACCTCTCCCCCTGATATGTCCGGCGTCGGACTAGAAAACATTTTGAGCATCCTCTCTTCCGTTGCCTCGGCTTTACTTTGACATATTTTATTTTTTTGGAAAAACCTTTCAGGGTCAAACTCGTCTGGATAAAACTTATCTGCATTGTCGCGTTTTAAAAATTCCCACAACGACCATTTGTGTGTCCAGAAATAGTCATCACCCGTTAAAACCAAATGATAGCTGTCAATGGCCTGTTTGATTTCTTGTGATGAGTAGTTGCCCCGGTGTTTTATCCCCTGACCTATCTTTTTAAGACTAATAGCGTTATTTTTATGGCATATAATTTTTTTAGAGTTCCAATGATTCAAGATTTCAAGATTCACACTTTTTTCGCTTTCGCTCTTATTCTTATTCTTATTCTTATTCTTATTCTTATTCTCTTCTACTTCTAGGGTCGTACCAAGATCGTTACTTACGACGCGCTTACGATTATATTTTGAGTCCTTACTCTGTAATTCCCACAGGATAGGACAGTCGATATAATACGTTTTGTCTTCAATTCTATATGTGATTAATTTGTATACTGACAACTTTTTGAGAAAATCCTCTAATTTCCGTTCACTTTTTAGCATAACACGGGGCGAAATTTGTCTATAATGCATAGCAAAACTAGAATTTTCTCCATTAAAATATTCGGAAAGTAGCTCCAAAAAAAGCCAGTATCGGCCATATCCCTCAACGCCTAAATCGTCGATTAGTTGATTTAATTTTATAGAACTCCATGCTGAACTAAAATGCCTAAACCATTTCATCGTAGTCGCTCCTTATATATATAAGCCTCAAAAACAGCCGCCCCCCCCCACTACGTTTTTGCGAGACAAGTGAGGGGGTTTGGCGTTTTTATCCGATTTCTCGGTTAAATTTTGATTAAATTGCAAAAACGTAGTGGCACTATATACCCAATAATTGCACATGTAAACTAAAAAAGAAGGCCCTTACTTGTGGACGAGCAAGGGCCTATGGAACAACACGGAAATGTTGAGATCTGAGTATAGCACAACTTTTTGATTTGAGAATGTATTTTTTTTACACGGGAAATTTTATCTTTTACTTTGAGTTAGAATAATTCTATATTGAAAAAAACTTTACAAGGATATGAGGGTGGACACTCAAGAACCTAGCGCACTAACAGCAATAAAAAATAATTCCAACTCAGTTTGTAAAGATTGCTCTAGTAAAGAGCATAATTGTAATTTTAAAAATAAAATAATTCATAAAATTAAAAAGGACTGCTTTGTAAAGTCCTGTTCATCTAAGGAGGTAGAATAATGGGCCGATTAACAAGGGTTGGCGACTCCGAGAAACGCACCATGAGTACGCCGAAGATAAAAACACATATAGCATAAAATGGCTAGCCAACAAATTTAACGCAAGCATCAGAGCGATAAGACACATATTAAACAGGACCAGATGGTCACACATCAAATAGGAGACAAAAAATGAACAAATTACCAGTAGTACAGTGTGAAGAAATTTTAAAAGTAAAAGAACAGGCATTTAATGAAATCGCAATAACACATGACGCGGTAACATTTAAAAAGGAATCTTTTTTTGCGCTTGACCTATTATCTAAAAATGATTTTTTAATGAAGGTAGCAATCCAAAAACCGCAAAGCGTACAAGCGGCGATTATGAATGTAGCATCTATCGGGCTATCTCTAAACCCAGCATCTAGTCATTGCTACCTGCTTCCACGCAAAGGGCAAGTATGCCTCGACATTAGCTACCGAGGACTATTGAAGTTGGCAACTGATGCCGGATCGATCTCTTTTGTTGTGGCGGAAGTTGTCTTTAAAAACGATGACTTTATTGACAACGGAATCGGTGAGCGCCCCACACACAAAAGAGACTCTTTCTCAAACGACAGGGGCGAAATAGTGGGTGCATATTGCACAGCAAAAACAAATGAAGGCGACTTCTTGACGACAGTTATGTCTATCAAAGATATCTACGAGATTAGAAACAAGTCAGAGGCATACAAGAGAAAGTCTGGACCGTGGGCGGTGGCAGGGAGCAGCGACGAAAGAGAGATGATTAAGAAAACAGTTATCAAGCGGGCAGCGAAAACATGGCCAGCATCTGACCGCACAAAAAGATTGGACGAGGCGATTCTTGTCGCCAATGAATCAGAGGGATACGAGAGCATTAACAATGGCGAGCGTGATGTGACCCCCCCCTCTGAAACCGCAATGACAATGCTTGTCGATGCACTAACTCAAATCCCTGAGAAGGACGGCAAATCAAGCACCGAGCGTTTACTGGGTCACTGCCAGGCGAAATACCGAAGAGTAGTTGAAAATATCGACGACCTGAACGCCGATGAGGTTAATTATTGTATAAGCTTTTTAAAACAATATAATCAATAAAAAAGGGGCAGGGATGAAAACACAGCAACAACACATGGACGACCTAAAAAAACTTGAGTCGGTTTTTGGTTTCGATCCTTCTGAAATATCGCAAGGGAGCGACGAATGGTTGTCTATGCGCCACGGCGTTTTAACAGCATCAAAAGCCGATTGTCTCTTAGCAGGAGTTAAAACAGCAAAATATAAAACTTATATGAATGAGTTAATTGCGGAAGTCTGCACAGGTAAAAGCAATAGCGTATCATCGGCATCGATGGATTGGGGGCATGATAACGAACCAGCGGCGCTATCCGCTTTTGAATTTCACACTGGTATTGATACCTACACCCTCCCTTTTATTTTTAAAGATACGGGGTTGCGAATTGGGTGCAGTCCTGATGCGATAGCAGCGCTTCCCGGCGTTGAAATAAAATGCCCGAAAACATCTAAGGTGCATATTGATTTTCTTTTTGACGATACGATTAAGAGCGAATATATAAAGCAGATCCAGTTCTCAATGTGGGTGACTGATGCGCAATCGTGGTACTTTGCAAGCTATGATCCCCGGATGACAAAGAGCGTGTTACATGTGAAGCTAGTCGAAAAGGACGAGAAGATAGCGGCGCTACTTGACGAGGCATCAAAAGAATTTATCACAACAATGGATCAAAAATTAAAAAGCAGGGGATTTAGTTTCGGCGACCAATGGGCAAAGATATGATCGGAGCAATTTTAACCGCATATTTAATATTTTTATCTTGGCACTTTTGGAAAAACTATCACAACGAAAGAGCGAGGCTAGATAGGCTTAAAAATGAAGTTCTGTTAAAACGGGGGGAGCAATGAGAAAAACGCCAGCGGGTGGATACTTTAAGGGAATATGGAAATGAAGCTTGATAGGGAATTAAAAGAGGCTAAAGAAGCTGCGTGGACAGCAGCGTGTTTAGCAGCGTGGACAGCAGCGTGTTTAGCAGCGAGGTCAGCAGCGTGGTCAGCAGAGAGGTCGGCAGCGAGGTCGGCAGCGTGGTCGGCAGCGTGGTCGGCAGAAAGGTCGGCAGCGTGGTCGGCAGCGTATTCAACAGAGACAACAAGCCGGTCAGCATATTCAGCAGCGAGTGCAGTAGGAAAGAATAAACAAATTGAAATAATCTTAGAGGAGGTTAAGAATGAAAATTACTAAAAAAGAAACTCATGTACTAATTACAACCAAAAAGGGTGAGTATCACTTCTCAATAGAAGAGTTTGAAAAGCTAAGTGAGGCAGAAGCGATAAAAATAGCAGAAGCAGAAATCGAAAAGAAGCTAAAGAGTGGTTATTACCCCTACTCTACTATTAGCTTTAAGCAAGCAAGAGAGATGGGTTTTTGCGAATATGGAATAAAAGACTTTTGCGAAATGATGGGGCTTGACATAGAGGGTGTACATAATGTCGAAGAACTTAATAAAAACTTAACTCTTGACGCTCTAAAAGAATACACCGAAGAATGTATCAAAATTTTCGGCAAAAATACTCTGAAATATTTAGGCGGCGTGAAAGGTGTACTGTCAGAAGATACTATCAGCTTGGTGTTACGTCCTGAATTTATCCCCGAAAAAACTCTTCACATTTTAGCGACTCGATTCGCATGGAGCTGTCTGCATCGTTTTGAAGATACTTATCCAAATGATAAACGACCGAGAGAAGCTATTCAAATGAAGGAGAAATGGATAGCTTGTAACTTCGGTGAGTACGATCGAAAAGGGTATGGAAGTGAAGCTAGATAGAGAGTTAGAAGCTGCGAGGTCAACAGCGAGGTCAGCAGGCTGGTCAGCAGCAGATTCAGCAGCGAGGTCGGCAGCGAGGTCAGCAGCGAGGTCGGCAGGGAGGTCGGCAGCGTGGTCAATAGCGAGGGCGGCAGCGAGGTCGGCAGAAAGGTCAAGGCAAGTCGAAATGATCATGGAGGCATTGGATGAAACTAGATAAGGAGTTAGAAAAGGCGAGGTCAGCAGCGAGGTCAGCAGCAAAGAGAGCAAGGAGGACAGGAGCATGTTCAGCAGCATGTTCAACAGCGTGGTCAGCAGCATGTTCAACAGCGGATTCAGTAAGATCAGTGTATTCAGCAGCGAGAGCAGCGTGGTCAGCGTGGTCAGCGTGGTCAGCAGCGTGGTCAGCAGAGACAGCAGCGAGGTCAGCAGCGTGGTCAGCAGCCGGAACGGAAAAGAGTGAACAAGTCGAAATGATTCTGGAGGCGTTGGATGAGATTAAATAAAGAATTGAAAAAGGCTAAAGAAGCAGCGTGGGCAGCAGCGAGGTCGGCAGAGCTAGCAGCAGGCTGGTCAGCAGAGACAGTAGCGTGGTCAGCAGCGCATTTAGCAGCGTATTCAGCAGCGAGGTCAATAGCGTGTTCAACAGCGAGTTCAGCAGCGAGTTCAGCAGCGAGTTCAGCAGCGTGGTCGGCAGCGTGGTCAGCAGCGAGGTCGGCAGGGAGGTCGGCAGCGTGGTCAATAGCGAGGGCGGCAGCGAGGTCGGCAGAAAGGTCAAGGCAAGTAGAAATGATCATGGAGGCGTTGGATGAGATTAAATAAAGAATTGAAAAAGGCTAAAGAAGCTGCGTGGTCAGCGTGGTCAGCGTGGTCAGCAGCGTGGTCAGCAGAGACAGCAGCGAGGGCAACAGCAGAGACAGCAGCGAGGTCAGCAGCAAGGTCAGCAGACGGAACGGAAAAGAGTGAACAAGTCGAAATAATTTTGGAGGTTTTAAATGATTGAAATAAAGTTCACTTGTAACATTTGCAACGAAATATTTGTGTCTAATGACTCAAAAATAAAAACTCCGCTCGGTTGGGGGGCAGTAACCCCAACACTTAGAGTGAATATGCCCGATATTGATGCGTTCAAAGCAAGCAAGAAGGATGGAGAAAGCTACTCAGGCTGGACTAATTACCGTGCGTTTGAAAATAAGTGCCTAGAGCTTAAAAATGACCTTCGCATTAAAGCTTATCATGTTTGTCATAATTGCTTACAGCTAGGCCAAGACAAAATCTTAAAGATCGAGCAAAAGAAAAAGCGGAGTCAAGGCAACTCGAAATGATCATGGAGGCATTAGATGAAATTGGATAGGGAGTTAAAAAAAGCTAGGAGGGCAGCGGGAGCAGCAACAGAGGGAGCGAGGAAGACAGGAGCACATTCAGCAGCGTGGACAGCAGCGTGGTCGGCAGAGGGAGCAGCGGGGGGGGCAGCGAATTCAGCAGCGAGTTCAGCAGAGCGTTCAGTAGGGGTGTCGGCAAGGTATTCAGCGGATTCAGCAGTGTGGCCATCAAATTGGTCAGCAGTGGGTATGACAAAAAGGTCAAAGCAAGTCGAAATAATTTTGGAGGCGTTGGATGAAACTAATTAAGGAAATGGAGGAATAAGAAATGGAGATAACAGTAACAACAAAACACAAAATTTCTTTTGCGGTAGAATATTTTGAAAATAGCGAGGGGGGGATGGTAAGTGGCCAGTTTGGCAATACAGTGCACACCCTTGAAAAAGCTATTGATTTGTTAGGGCAAGCGAAAAGAGTTGATGTAGGGCCTGATTGGGTAATTGTAGTGGATATAGATACGAAGATTAGTTAATAAAATGGAGGAATAAAAAATGAGAAAAATTAAGGAGGGGCAGATTTACTATTTAGCCGAAATAGACGAGCTTGTAGTGGTTGGACAAAGGATTTACAGCCGATCTATTGTTAATGGTGCAGGGCCTACACTACAGAGGTTCCATATAGGCGGGAGAGGCGTGGTTTACATAGTAGAGGATTCAGTGTCTTACGGGTGGGGTGATTCTTTCTACATAGGAGAATTATAAGATGAAGGTTTATTTAAAGAGTTGTGATGGTAAGAGAAGGTGGCTAACTTACGAAAAAGTGGAGGAATAAGGGATGGATTATATACTCGCACTACTAGCTCTAATCACAATTGCAATGGTTCCAGTTTTTATAGCATGGGTTAGGGTGATTTTAGAAAAATAAATTGTTAACAAAAGGGGAATAAAAAAATGAAATGTTTTAGATTAGCAAAAGTAAAAGCGAAGGGGAAAAAGCCAGTAAACCAAACGCCCGCCATAGAACCGATTTCAGAGACAGGCCAAACAGTGAGAGTGGCGCTTGGTAGGGGGCATACTCAAAAAAAACAGGGTGCTGATAATTACAAAGGCGAAAGTGAGTGGGAATACTACGGACGAATAATTCCAAAAGTTAAGCGTCAAATCCATACGCTTGCGCCGGGTAAATTTGTAACACTGCAGATTGATAGAGCGGCAACAGTAGGTTATTCAACACAGTGCCGCGACTCAGCCCGTAAGGCAGAACTATGGAACGCAGACATAGTGGTTCTCTGCCATTTTAACTCGGCAGGACGTAACGCACGGGGGGTTGAAAATCTAATCATTGACACAAGCGATCACCTAGACAATAAACTTGCTAAAATATTCTCTGATTTTCTTAATGAAGAGTTAGGGATAAAAGAACGAGGCAAAGACGGCGTTAAGGTCATAAAGAGTCGGCACAACGGCTATGGGATGCTAAATGCAATGAGAAAGAAGTCTATCCCATCTGTTTTAATTGAACCATGTTTCGCTAAATATGAAAACGAAGAGAGTAGAGCAATATTTGAAGATGACGAACGATTTGCAGATATTTTAGCAAGAGCAATAATTAAATCAGTGACTATTTAGTTTCTGCGTTTACAGCGGCGCAGATCGTTTAGCTTGTCATCCACCCAATCCCGAAGTTGCTTATAGTCGTCGGGGTTGGTCGCTGTATAATTTAAGCACTCTTCCCATGGTCGATCATATTTTTTCCGACCATAGCGGCAGCTACAAACATCTTCCCCGATTATACATAACTCCGTTTTAGGGACGCGATACCCCCCTGATCTACAGCTACATAAAATCAGAATCGTAAATAACATCAAGAGCGGCGCGGCGTTCTTCATTCGTTTTTGCCTCTTTTAGTTTTTGGATATTTACGGCACGGCGTTCTTTTAATTCCCGTAACCGCTTGGCGGCTTGTCCACTCTCCCAATTCATAACGAGAGTGACAAGCCACTTGATAATGCGTAAGATTTCGAATATTTTTACTATTATCATCTAGTAAAAAACGATCTCTTTTTTGCTGACCAAACGAAGTCCCATATTTACAGCAGCAAATAGAAAGATAAAAATAGTTGGGTTAGCGACAACAAATTCCTCCACGGGTGGGAAAAAAGCAACAATCGCCATGAGTAGGTTGGTGATTAGTGTTTTGCTGTAATAAGGTTTTTTTGCTTCCATTGATTTTCTCCTTACTGATGCTTGGGGTTTTTTCTCATAATATAAAAGATCAACCTATCAAGCTTCCTGTTTATCTCAACGTAACGCCTCTCAGTGTGAGAAGCTTTCTCCTTTAGTGTAGCAACATCTCCGCTTATTGCAAATGTAAAACCGATCCAACCGAGGATTGCTGCTGTAACAAGGGGGATAACAATAGATTTAAGGGCCATTCTAAAAATCCTCGGTGTTCAACTCGTCCAATAACGCACCTAGTAGCTTCTCTTTCCTTCTGTTTTTTAGTACGTCCATTGCGCTTTCTATAACCCAGAAACTCTCTTCTTTACTCAGCGAGCTAGGGGGGCGGCGCATACTTACCTTCCTAGAGAGTGGGCTTTTTTGTATGTTTTTTAACCCCTGTTTGTTTTTCTTTTTTGCCATTGCGCGCCCCTTTTAATTATCTATCAATACAATATCGAACCCCGCCGCAATTCCCGCTTGATCCGAGTCGGTGTTAGCGTGCATTTCTATGTCCGTTTTCTCTGCGAAAACCTCCGGTTCTTGATATTTATGTTGGATATAACTTGTCCCATCAGTCTGGATACTTGATACGTGTTTCGTTTGGAAAACGCCGCCGAATTTTCTTGCAGCGAGGTGGATCTGGTGCGCTGAGTTTTTCTTTGCGCCCGATGCTGAAACAAACCAATCGCGCATATAACCCGTTTTCCCGGCGGGAATGGTATAGATGGCCATTAATGTCTGCTGGTGTTCTGCTCTTGTTACTGCTCTAACTTCGGTTACTACGGTTGGTACTCCTGATGATAGTGTGGCCCCTGACGTACTGATATAAATATCACCAAGAAATACTGTCCCGTTTTCATTTTTTGCGCGAAAAACTCGAATAAGCGGCGTGGGGAGAAGTACGGCGTTTTGGCCATTTAGCGTTACTGTTTGGTTTGTCAATTCATAGCTAGAGTCAAGCCCTTGAACTTCTGTTTCGGTTGAGTCTGCCGCATTACTCGATGAGACTTGTGTAATATCGGCAGTCGCAGAGTAAGTGTATGCCATGGCATTTATCCCGCCGTCATTCGCGCCATCCCATATAGTAACAAAGCCGTCACTAATATCGAAATCAGGAGCATCTCCAAACTTATGAAGCAGTGTCGATCCAGATACATCACCCTTCGCTATGGCGAGTCCGTTTTCGACGTTAGCAACTTTTAAGTTATTAGAAGCTGTTGCATTGATATTAGTAAAATTTCCATTATCATTTAGCGCGGTTAGTACCGATTTTGAGAGTGTTGCGTCATCTTGTGGAGAGATAGTATCCGCAATTCTATGACTTGATGGCTTAGAGTTGGTTTTTTTAAAAACGGTGTGAAGATCAAAAACGCCCTGCGACGAAGTGCCATTAGTATATTTAATCCGAAAATACTTCTTGTTTGTCTGAAAGGAAAAAGTTTTTTCAGTTGACGCAGGGATTGTAAAGGAATCGCTATCACGCCAAGTCAGGTTATCACTACTAACCTGGGTCATTAGTCCATCTGTTGCGCTTGCCGTGTCTGCAAAAACGGTTACAAAAATCATTGCATAGTCTAGCGTTTCCTCTCCCGTGCCTGTGAAAACTGCGCCGCTGGTTAATAGCGTAGATGTTGAGTTTATAGAGCTAACTTTCCCGTCAAGAACTACTTTCAATTGTCCAGATTCATTAACATTTAGATCGATAATAGTATCAGATGAGTTAACAATTTTCGCTCTAACGTGAGGTTCGTTATCTGTCTGTCTAATCCCATAAGGATTGCCGCCGCTTTCATCTGTAAACTGGATAGGGCCTGCAGCAAAAGATACCCCCGCCATAACTGATAATAATATAAGCAAGATCAATTTCACTTCAAACCCCTGCGCCTATCTTGCGCCGCTCTATCTGCACTCTTTTTAAAATCAGGATCGACTAGCAGCTCTTGTAATATTACCATATATTGCTGGGGTGACTGCCTCGCTGCTTCGATTAGTTTTAAGCCTTCATTGCCTAGCCGTGATGGATTATTTGCAAGCGTTCGGGCCAGTTTGTTTCCAAGGCTTGCGGTTGCAGCATTGCCGTACGTTCGAAGGGCTTTTGCGCCGAATGAACCTGCTAAACCTAGTGCAACCCCGCCCGGCAACCCACCAACGGCTGTACCTGTAATGAGGGTTGCGCCCCCTGCTAGTTTCTCGCTCAATCCAAACGCCTGATTTGCGTTATCCCTCGCTATTCTGTCTGCCGATATTTTATCTATTTCGGCGAGGGTGGAAAATTCGTCATTTAATTGACGCAACTTTTTGGCTTTTTGACTTCCGAAAACATCATCAAAAAACCCTAATCTTTTTTGTATCCTTTTATTTAACTCGGTTCTTATCTTGATAAATTGCTGTTGTAATAATGGTGTATCACGACTCACCTTGTCAAAGTTAATCAAATCGTCAAAGCCCCGTCGTATCTGATGAACTTCTTTCACATTTAAATTAGTGCCATTTGTCGCCAGTGTATCTAGCTCGTCGCCAACACGGGATAACACCGCTTTTGCTCCGGGCTTTCCTTGTAGCGCTTTCCCTATTGAGCGCCTAATGTCTTCCGCGACAATTTCCATATTTAACGAGGTGTCCAGCATCTTCGCTAGTTGATTTTTTGACATTTTATCAATAATGCGGCGGTCTAGTAATTCATCATTGACTTTTGCGTAAATATCGCCAAGCTCTTTCCCTGTTTCTTCTTTGAGCGCCGATACTTTTTTCGCAATCCGCTCTACGTCGTCGCCAGCTTGGACGATTTTTTTATCAAGTAAAAAACGCCCCGCTTTATTCGCTCGGTTTTTGTCAAAAAGCTTTCTAAAATCTTTGAGCATTGCGCCCGATGCTTTCACAGCTTTTAACTCAGAGAAATTTTTTACAGTATCAGGGAGTGACTTTATCGCTCTACCTACGCCGCCCACACTTTCAAGCGCTCCTTGCGTTGCTATACCTGTAGCCGCCCCTATCGCCGCGCCTTCTAACCTTTCTCTGATCTGTAAAGGGTTAATCTCTCCTTCTGTATCGCCCGGATTTTCCAAAAAGCCTAACAGCCCCCCTGTTCGGGCGGCGACACCTACTCGTTTAGCAAGTGAGGCACCTTTAACTAATGCCCCCGCCCCGCCTGCCGCTATCCCTGTTGTTAATGCGCCTGCAACTTGCCCTGCTGTTGATGCGATAGGGCTTTCCTGTGCAAGTCGCTCGTTTCTTCTTATAAACGCATCCCTTGCTTGTGTATATGTCTCAGGATCTTGTTCAATGTTGAACCCTTGTGCTGCCAACTCTTCGTCAACACCAGCCGATGGGTCAGGTAAAATCTGACTTGCTGCCGCTTGGATTTGAGGCAAAAACCCCAGTGTTGCAGCTTGTCCAAACCCTTGAACTGCCGCCTCTGCCGTTTCTGCCGCCGAACCTGTAGCTTGAGGTTGTTGCTGTTGTTGCTGTTGTTGCTGGAATTGCTGGACTTCTGGATCGTTTTGAAGCAGTGCTAACTCTTGCGCCTCTTCCGGCGTTAACCCCCCCGCTTGAACGGGCGCAGCTTGTGGTGGGGCTTGAAGCGCAGCAATCTCCGGATCATTTTGCAATGCTTGGAGTTCTGCCAACTCTGCCGCTGTTAGTGCCATCTATCTACCCGCCGCTTTTTGTTGAAGCTCTAAAAATCGGAGCTGTTTAGGTGTTAGTTGTGGAGGGGGTGCGGCGATAGCTGATTGACCTAGCCCGGCGAAAAATCTCTGGTTCGATTGCGCCGCTTGTTGTTGCTCTAACTGCTCTTGTTCTCTTGCTGCTAACTTATTGCGCATCGTTTCTAAAATTGTTCTGCCACTACCACCAAGAACGACATCTTGATCTTTTTCGCTCAACCCTTCAAATTGTGTCTCTTCTAATAAGTCAGAGAACCGGCCCTCTTTTCCTCTTACCACAACGTCCCTCATAGTGTTTGTAGTGTCCAGCATCTCTTTAATGACCTTGCGGGGAAGCAACTCTCCTTTTCTTAAATTGTTAAATCTGACCTGAATCTCCCCAATCTTACCACCTAGTGATCTTGCAGTCTCAAATTCTTCACCCCTAACAACGCCGGGGTTAATCTCAGCAAGAGGGACGATTGACCGAATTAGTTGGAACTGGTCGGACGCTGTTAGATCCTCGCCTCTGTTAAATTTTGCAGCAAAGGAATCAACATTGCCAAAAACCCGGTCAATATCTTTAAATTCTTTAACTATCTTGTCTCTTTTTCCTGTGAGTGATCTACGGATCTTTTTTTGCCCCGCAGTAAACAACGCCCCCTCTTTCCTTTCACGCTCTACTCGGCTTTCACTTGATTTAATCCGAGACTCCTCCCCTCGAAGTCTCCTATCAAGTGCTTTTTGTTCTGTCTGGAAAGCTCTTTGTTCGGCGGCCTGTTGTTTCGCGAATAGCTGCCTATTGGCGAGTGCTGTCTGTTCGTCATCAAACTTTTGTTGTGCTTCAAAAGCCCGCTGCCTCTCAGTTTCTTCTCGCTGGCCCTGTTGTTGGAAGCTCTTTAGTCCTCCAAGGATATTCTGGAAACCCATTTGTTGTTGTCTTTGTCTAAACTCATCAAAACCGGCCATAATATACCTCTATGAAAATGAACCTTGTGCAGCTTGTCCTATGCCTAATCCTAATTGCGCCCCGGCAGGACTGCCGGTAGCTGCAAAACCTATTCCTGCGCCGATCAATGGTGCAAGCCCGCCTTTCCTTCCTGTTCTTTTTGGTTGAAATGGGGTAAATCCTTGTCGCCCGCCCGCTGCTGATAACAAGCGCTGAGTTTGAAGCTGTCTAAATCCTCGCTGTCTCTCAGGGATTGACGCTTGAAGTTCTGCAAGTTGCTGCGCCCCTCTTCTTTGCAATCCTACCTCTTGACTTAAGCCGATTGACGATTGCCCCAATCCCCTGCGAGCAACAAGACCTTGCAAGCGTCGCTGTGCATCAGCAAGCCCCGCTCTTGTTGCCGATGCCTCTCTTCCTACTTGTGCCGCCACTATACCGCTAGGATCTTGTCCTACCTCTGCTCTTAAGCGCTTAAAGCCTAGTGTTCGAAGTTTTCCCGCTTCTTTCGACTGTTTTAATGCAAGCTGATTTAGTGCCGCTTGACTTGCTGTTTCCCCGCCCTCTGTTACTTTTTTACCAAAGAGAACATCTCCCGCGCCCCCAAGTACGCCCCCTACTGCCCTTCCTATGCTACTTACCGCCCTTCCCATATCACACCTCTTTTGTAAAAAAGACTAGCCCGCCATCAGCACCGCTAGGGACGAACCCATACTTTAAAATAATAGCGATTGACTGCGATACCCCGCCCGCCGATGTATCGACTTGACAAACAGCACCCGTGCAGCCCTTAGCTTTGGCCCTAGCCAGAACAATATCAGCAAGCGTAAAACTTTTTTTTGCGCCTCTAACTTCTGGTTTTATGTAGATATCTGCAATAAGAACCAAGCTCCCCTCGATTTTATATAAGACAAGGCCATGTTGCGTCTGTATTGCATCCATGTTTTCGCGCTCTTTTAGATATTTTAGATACATTATTTATACCTCTTGCAAAGTAGATTGATAAACCCCGTTAACTTCTCGCAATCATATGCCCGAATCTCAGATTGCAAATCATCCCTCATTTTTTTTTCTTTTGCCCGCAAAGCATTGTGACTAGCTTTTAGCGCTGGCACTACTTCAAACTTCCCAGCCCTACTTGCGTAATAATTAACATTATATCCATTGGGTACTAAGTAGCAGACCTCTCCTTCCGCTTTTTTACATTTTTCCTTTTTTGCATACACTGCAGGGGAACCGGAATTATGCCCTGATAGCGAGACAAAATTCGCAAAGGCGGTATTCGCGGCCAAAGCTATAATTAAAATTAAAACCTTCATAAAAGCTCCTTTTATATCTACCATACATCTGCACCAAGCCGCCCCGCCGTGACAGCAAAATTCTTGTCAACATTGGCCCCCGCAAGGTTTTCGCAAAGAACGAGGCATGTTGACGTTGTTACGCTAATAGTTTTGCACTGGATTTCACTAGAACCGGCAGAGACAGGGGAGCATGACGGGATAACGGTAAATAAGCCTGTCACGAAATTAACCTCTACTTGTCCTAAAGATGGTCGGTTAACACTCGATATCCACGTACCCGTCTGGCCGGTTATTGTGGCCGTGCCGTCATTATCGATCCTTGCAGAGAAAATTTCTCTGTCATTAAATGCATACCCATTCCACATAGCGATTCTATCAACAATGTCGCCACTACCGTTATTATAGAACTTTGCTAGTATCTTGTTGCCCGAACTATACCCATCGGAATCTGGTGCTGTCGTGCTTATTAACGGCGTTAGAGTCGCGCCCGTCGAACCGTCTTTTGCATAGATGTAATATTCAGTAGAATTTGCCTCACTGGCGCACCCCGAACAGCCCCAAGTCGCGCTCGTCCCTGCCGTTGTTTGTAGCCACTCCCCGTTGATGGCCATAACGCACTTTTCAATCGTGAGGGCGGCGGCGGTGGATTTAATTACTTTACACCCATCTTTAAAATAGTTGAGAGGAACGGTAAAATCCGTTGTGTCTAGTGCTGTCTTTTCAAGAGTGCCATCAGTGCCACACCCAAGATCGTAGGCGTTTTGATTCGAATAGCTTGTATTGAGATCCGCATTGTATTTTGTCGAAGTAAGTACGGTATTTGCAGAATTGTTGGTGCGAGAGATGCTTGTGCAAGTTCCCGCAAGTGCAGCAATCCCCCATGTAGCCGATATCAAGTAAATAATTAATGTGCGCACATATCCTCCTTAGAGATTCCTGTTGCCATTTTTTGAAAAATCTAATTGTAAAGCAATTAGTCCTATATTTCCATCTGCTTCATTTTGGTAAAATCCTACCATGATATTTTCTGCTGTTCTATTGATATCCGCTCTTGATGTAACAAGAGTGCGCCCGTCGCTAAAAATACCTTCATCTAGTCTACTTATATCCAAAACGAAGCCAGATTCGGGGTCAACAAATTGATATGTTTGTTCCGATGAATCATTCAAATTGTAACTAAAGAAGGCTTTAACTGTGAGCGTATCTGCATCGGCCAACCCTCTTAATAATAATTCCCTAAAGTTGAACGTCGCGTCGGCATCAGGCCCTTGAAGCCAGCCAACAAGAGCAAATGCGTCAATATTTACAGCCGCGCCGTTATTATCGACATCGTTTTTAGTCTCGCCTGTGGAGTGTTTATATATCTGTCCCGATGCGTCGCCAAATAAGACAATATCTTTTCCTTCACTGTCCTCGAACATGGTAGACGATATTGCAGAGACAGGGAAGTTATAAGGCTTAAAGCCACTAGATTTAAACTCGTACACATATGCCTTGGTCTTTCCTGTACTTGCACCCTCCGAAACCCATGTTAAATATTGATCCAGCGCGGGATAGTAAACGGAGTGAAAAGCCCCATAGTCCGACTTGTTTAGTTCGTAGATATAGCCGGGGCTTGTAAATATGTCGTCAAGGTCGCCATCACTAAGGGTAATGGGGTTTTTATTTTTACTTACAAAAAGCCCGTTTTGAATCACCCGCCAGCCGTTGATACTTAAGAAGTACACCGCGCCGTTTTTAACGATAATTGTTTGATCTGATACGCACCCGACTTCGTTACTAATCGTTGCAAATCGAGAAGTGCCTCCAATCTCTGAGTAAATATGAGTAGACGTTTTTTTGAAAATAACCAAAAATGGGTCAAGTAAGCTATCATTAAAAAACCCCGTCGCTATACCTGTCACTGCGCCGTTGCCGGGGATAAATAATCTAATGGCCGTGCTTCCATCGTCAAAAGCATCGGGCAAGTCCTGCTCACTAAAAAAAACATCATTTTTAAATGTAGGGTTTCCGCTGTAGACAAATTTCCGATTAAATGACGTTAGAAACCTTCCCCCTCCTGCGGTTGGTGCCGCGTTCTTCGTTGGTGGAACTTGTGTGCTAGTTGCGTCCTCATCAATAGTAGACGTTGCCGTGCCTAGACTTATCTCTTCCCAAAAAAGCCACGGGGTAGTTGATGCATCTCTAAAATAAACCCTCACTTTGTCAATGTTTCCATTTGCTGCTACTGTTGGAATGTCGCTAACTTCGATAGTATTATTTGTTGTCTCTGTTGTCGCTTGGGAGCTTGCTGCCCCTATATTCGTTTCAAACCCGTTTGTTGAATCGTAAAAAGTTACTGCTACCTCATAGGTCGCGTCAGTTAACGAGCCGCCCGCCGCCTTTACTATTGTTGGTGCTGTAGGTACAGCTTGTCCTAGTTGCGTGAATGTCGTGCCGTCGTATGAGAACAGCCCGTCACTCTCTACCGCAACAATATGGCGATTATTCAACGTGATTGCTCTATGCACAGTTGAAGAGGTTAACCCCGTTTTTAACTCAGTGTGTGCGCCACTCTCTGCGACGCTATATAACTTAGTTGAGGCCTTTGCTAACAGCTTTTTAGAGTCTCCTGTGGTTTTAAAAAAAGACTGACTTAAAACGCTACTGCCAAGAGTTATTGCATTAAATTTTGACGTCCCAAAACGAGTATCAAGCCTCCCTTGATTTGAAAAAATATTAACGGCGTCCCTTAGTCTTAGTCTTTCCTCGTTTACACGATAAGAGACATTAATATCGAAATTATTAACTTTTATTGTAGATCGTCCTCTTAGCGGCATCAGTTATCCTAGTTTACGATATGGCCATCAGAATTACCCATGGTATCCCTAACCCGGCCAACAACATTAATTGCTTTCCCATAATCTTTAATTAGTCTGGTAATTGTCGCGTCATATATTTGTAACTGTCCTATTACACCGTCACGGTCACGATAACGCATTCCTCGCCATTTTACATATTCGTCAAGCGCTGCTTTCATACTAAAAGGAAATTGCGGAATATGTGTGCGATCTGCGAAAATTCTTCCGGGGTTTTTGAAAAAATAAAAACTTGCTGTAATCGCTGCGCTTGGGTCGGGGGAAACTAAGATTTTGTCTTTTGTTACTGCGCCCCAAAATGATACTGTGCCGCTTGGGATATTTCCCGACTCGCGCCGCCATATTTCTTGCAAGCTTTGATTAGATAAAACTCTCTGCGCTGTTGACTTGAACCACGGGTCGCCGTCTATTTCTTTCAGGTAATCCCATGATGGGGGTCGCCTTGTTGTGCTTCCACCTGTAGCGTCAGTTGTGATAGTAGATGTTGTGGTGGTGTTGTCTGTTATCTCCTCATGTAGAAACCAATCACCTCCATTTGTGTCGTCCCTATAATACACCCTTCGACGGTCAATGTCCGAATCACTTGATATTGGGATTGACGTAACGTCAATTTGCTCCCCACTGGCGACAGTCTGCTGAGAACTTACCGCGCCTAGTCTTGTCTCTACACCAAGGGTGGTAGACAAAAAAGTAATAGCTACTTCGTAAGTGGATGCGGTTAAGCTATTACCCGAACCCGACGCTGCAACACTCGGAGCAGTTGGGGCCGTTACAAGTAGCGATTGTTCTTCTGCACTCGCAGTAAAAAGCTTTTGCCCCTCTACTCTTAAAAAAGGCCAGTTATGACGGGTGGAAATATCGAATAGCCCGTCATTGATCCAGTTAGTCACTTTCGCTTTAAATGCTGCGCTTGTGTCGCCTAACTCTGTTGAATATTCGCTTTGAAGTGCAAGCCCGTTCCAATCACTCATATGTTTTCCCTGCCTGTTTGGTTGTAGAGCAAACCCAGAAGTATTATACCAATAAACGCAGTCGATGAGATATGGAACAAAAAGTGACCGCTGCTATTGAAAATAGTTACCGCAAACGCTCCGACAATGTAAGGATCGGGAAAACGCAAGAGAGAGAGAGGCCTAAAAAGCAAGTACAGGTAAAGCACCCCAATTAGTCCAAATATATAGATGAACTCCAAATATTCGTTATGAGCCTGTCTCCACACTCTACCACTCCTCGTTACCGATTCGGGCATAAAAGCAGCACTTACCGAGGGGAAATACCCCAAACCATGGCCTGCAATGTACCTTCTGCCTATCGTTACCGATTCTTTTTTATCCTGATCAATCTCTACTTTTACCGATTTTCCTATAAAGATATTTTTAATTGTCGCGTTCCAGGCCGTAACCCTTGAATTAGACCTGAAAACACTTGTACGACTACTTGTAAGTGTTATCACAACGAGGATGGCGGCGATTACTGTCATAATTTTGACAAGAGCGCTCCCTTTTACTTGCATATTTAACGCTATAGATACGCAAGCCCCAAATAAAAACGAGATAGCGGGGAGCGTTGCCCCTAGCATGAATAGCGCCGCAATAGTAAACGACAGAACCCAACGCCAGCCCCGTCTTAGCAGTGCAATGCTACAAATAGCGAGTAATGCGCCACTATAATTACTGTTGGCCAGTGATCCGCTTATAACTCGATCTTCCTTCAATATGTGACGCCCCTCGTGCGTCACCGTGGCATATTCACCACCAAAGAAATTAAAAATATCTGAGTACGTTAGCCCGAAAAGATATTCTGCAAAAACCCAGCATGACTGCAAAATTGCGGTGATGGCCATTGCGTTTAGGATAATATATGAATCTTCTTTTTTAAAGTTTGTAGTTGATTGTGCCAAGAGAAGCGCACCAGCACACAAGCAAATAAACTGGTATAGCACTGCGCCATGCATGTAGTCCATTTGATTTACGAAAGCATGGATCAGGATAGTCCCTAGCGTTACAGATAATGTTTTTGGTATTTTTTTAAAGAACCCAAATAATGCTATCGATAGCACTGTTATGAATATAAAAAAAAGGTTTTTGCTATGAGTGATGTCACTAGCTATATTTGAGACTCTAACGAAAAAAGGAAGGGCCAATAAGGCCCCTCCTACAAAATAAGCGTAAAGATTGCCCCTTTTAAAGAGCATTAATCATAGCCTCAACCGTCCCACTAACTGCAGACGTATCAAGAGCTATAGCGAAGTAGCCGTTACCAACAACGGCCCCTTGTGCCTTGAACGCCGTTCCTGATTGAACTAACCCATAGCCCGCTGTTACTGTAGCACTAGCGACGTCAGTTTTAACCGCATCATGCTGGCCGTAGACCTGACACTTACAAACTGCGCCAGCGGCACAAGCAGCGTCAAAGACACATGCGCTAGGAACTAGTGCAGTTGCTACGCCAGTAACGCTGTAACCGCCATCGTTGGTAATATCCCACGCCATCACATCTCCATCCGCACGGGCGCTGCCAGAAGCGTTTTTAATCTTGATATAACATTTTGCGTTGGTTCCACTAATAACAGTACCGGCCCCATCAAAGCCACTGCCGCTATTACAGATCAATGCAAAAGCATGAGCGTTAAAAGTAAAAAGCATCCCAATTAAAACAATTAAAAGATTTTTCATCTCACCCCTCCTTAAGATGCTGTGATGTCTTCAAGTCGTCCCTGAAAACGTCGGTTTGAACAGACAAGCGCACCACCGAAAGTAATCCGCGTTCTAAAAGCATCAGCACTCTCAAGAGTGTTAAAACTTTCGCGCTTCATATTCTTTTTTGGATGAGCAACTAGGAAAAAATAGTCGCTATTCAAAAAGCTGATTGCATTTGCCTTGTGTTTTGAATCAACGATCCAAGGAATACCGTTAAACTTTAGAACTCCACTATGCCCAAGCCCGCTTAAATTCTCGTCGTGGCTTAATCGCTGGTGGGGTTGTAACAATTCCCATAGCTCGTTAAAAACATTTTGACGTAGGATTGCAAAATCGGGTTTGTCTTGTCCTTCTGTTGCGCTTCCCATTGCTTGCTGAATACGAGCAAGAGTCAATGCTTGGTTTGTTCCGGGGGTATCCCCTTGTAAGATCGCAGCAATCCATTCCGCAAAGTCGGCTACAGCGATCCCGCCATAAGTTGACGACGTAGACATGATGGCATCAAGCCCAATAAAAGCATCGGCTGTCGTGCCGTCATTATGCAATCCTGTTCCCATCCTGTGTGCCATGGCCTTAAATGCAATATCAACACGACTCGCAAGTAGTCCAACTTGGTTAGCTGGCCCTGATGCTTTGAGCAACATATCCCAAGGGATTGTTACATGCTCATAGATAAACTTCCAATCGTGTTGACTGTCAGTGATAGGATCATATTCAGATCCATCAAGCCCCGCACTCCCGGCATACCAGCCGCCAGTTGTGTCATCTTCGCTCGCTGTTGAGATAGGGAAAGATAGTTTTACCCCTCCATCTCTCATTTTCATTTTTCCCGGTTGGGATAGTAGAGCGTAAGCCCCGTTTGACTTAAAGACACCGTCAACAACTTTTTTATCAATAAGTTTGTTGGTGGTGGCCGTTAGTTGACTAGTTTGTAATGCCATTTCTAACTCCTTGTGGTTAGTTTTACAGTTTACCCGAACGCAATTTTCATGGCCGCTTGTTCTAGGCTCATCCCGGTGTAGTCGTCGCTAGATGTACCACCAGCCTTTGCTCCACCTGTCGTTGCGGTGGATGGTGTTTTTTTAGCAGCGGCAGCTTTCCTCTCGGTGTTGGCGACTGTCTGCTTTGACGCTCTAAGCTTTTGAATGTCCTCACCGTGGACGGCGTAAAACGCTTGCTTGACAGTCATTTTGCCATTTGAGTCTTTCCATATATCCCGCACATTATCCCAGTTTGAGACTAGCCCAATGTTCTTAGCGGCGGGAGCAATCTCTTTTTTAAAAGTTGCTTCGTCCCGCTCGTACCCACCGACGATGCTTTTACTTTCATTTAGCTCTGTCGTCTGGGAAAGCCTTTGCTCTAGTGCAGCGTACCTTTGTTGAAGGTCTGCCACAACTGGGTTGTTAAATGATTGGGTGGAATTGTTAACATGCCCCATAACCTGATCATAGAGGTCAGGGTCACTCTCTTCCATGTTTTTTAATGCGTAATCGAATACCTGTGCCTTGTTAATTAGTTCTGAGTGATCGTCATAGCTTTTTTGCAGCTCGGCGACCTTACCATCATACTCAGTATAAGCTTGCTCTTTTTCTGCCGCAAGGGCTTGCTTATCCTGAGTGTAATTATATCCCTTTTGTAAAAACTCAATCACTTGATTGGTGTCCTTAACATCAAAAGGGACGTTATTATGGACTAAGTCAAGCTTATTAATCTCTGCTAGTATGTCCGAATCTCCGTTGAGTTGTTCTTCGCTACTAGATTGACTTTCACCCTCGTTATCCATAATTTGCTCTGCCGTCAATGTGGCGGCATCTTTTGACTCAATCTCATCTGCTGACTGACTTTCATCTTGGTCGTTTGAAATTTCATCAGCGGGAAGTCCCGCCCATTCGTCTAGCTGACTCTGAGGTACAGTCGCGCTGTCGTCGTTGCTGTTCTCAAGTGAATCATTTAATTCCATTCTTTTACTCTCCTTGTAGCTGCGTTAACTCGTTTGTTGCCTCTTCTCTTTGAAGCTCCTCTAATATTTTTACCTCTTCTGGTGATAAACTTTCAGGATCGAGTTTTGCTCGCAATACAAGATTTTTCATTTCTAAATCTTGAATAGCTGCATCTGTATTCTCTCGCTCGTTTAGTGATTTTACAAGCGTGTCTTTAAAGGGCAGGCTAGAAATTGATAGATACTCTTTGAAAGTTATTTGTCCTTTGTCTAACAATGTCCTTGCTTCCGCCTCCACTATCTCCTTGTCGATACCGGCAGTTGTTCCCGGCACCACGTTAACAAAATACTTTAAATCTTGAACCCTCTCAGGATCAAATCGTTGGAACTCTATCTCCCCTGTCTTTGCTTTTGTTCTGAGCATTTTTTCAGGGGGATAATATTTAATTATTCTTGACGCGACTAGATTGCCAAGCCTTGTCATACTGTCAATTATATGACGACTCTTTAGCCTAATTCTACCAACCGCCTGATCTCTTAATATTCGAGTTTGTCTCCCTGACGCACTAGCGCCGGGGGAAACCCCTTGTGTCGCTTCGTTTAGCCCTGATATCGCACCCATAACAATAGCGTCCTGTTCGACCTGTCTTACTAGATCGGCAGAGATTGGAACGCCTGACTCTCTCCTCAATTCCGTCCCACGCTTCTTAGTATAGACCGCTCCCGGTTCGTTGTTTATCTGTGCTGCCGGAACGCCGCTATCCTCATCTCTTATCCAGATAGGATTGCTCATCAACCTTAACCCTTGGAGCATTGCATACCGATTTTCATTTAGTGTTTTTTGGATCTCAATAATATTTTTAACCTCACCAAAACCGTGCCAAGTCCCGTTCTTATATGAATGGAAGTTAACAAGAGGGATCATCCCATCTAAAACATCTGGTTGACCATCGTATAGAATTACATCCCCGGCATTAATTAACACCCGCCAATTTGTTGCGTACTTAGGACGTTCTCCTTTTTCGTTTTCATCAACCAACATGCCATGTACTCTTACATGATCTTGGTGAATCTCAATCAATACTCCTAGATTCTCATCCTCTTTTAACGCCTCTATGTCATCTTGAGTGATATTTTCCACTGGTATAAATAACGCCTGTGACAAGATTTGTAAAAGCTGTGAAGTGTGCGCCTCAATATGCGCTTGGTGGCTTTCATACTTACTAGCGCGGGGGTTGATCCCGTTCAATAGCTCTTGGTTCTCAGACTGCACCTCGATAATTGTGTCCTCTTCCGGGATTGGAACCATCGTGTAGTCACGCATCCATGTCTCTTCGAGTAGCGCCATATCGTCAAGATTGAATTTGTTGCCCTCAGCTTCTGAGTCACCAAAAAAGTTGCTATCAAAGCTTTCTGTCTGGTTTTTGTCGAGGATATCTCCTTGCTCGGACATTAATAACTTTTGCGGTTTTACGTCTTTTGCTTTTGCGCCGAATCTTCGTTTTATCTCCTCAACCTTTGTCGGTATTTGAATAATCGCATAATTCGCTTTGTCAATAGACACAGCAGTTGGATCTACTAGCACTTGTCGCCAAGGAAGTAGTTTTATAATAATCTCACCATCTCCACGGGCGGCATCAGGATCAAAATCGGGATATAACCACGCAGGCCATGAAATTAGGGAGGATCTTATTGCCTCCTCTTGTAGTGAAGCAAGATGATTGAACTCATAAACATTATGAACTGCTGTCTCTAAGAGCCTTGCGTCCTCTTCGCGCCCCTCCTGTTCTGATAAAATATCTGTTCCTTCCATTGAGTCGGTTAAAATAGGAACTTCCGTTTCGATAATTTTAAAAACTTCATTTCTCGCAGGCCGTTTCTGTCCGAATGGCCATTGCTTATTATTATAAAAATCTTCGTACTGCTGTAAATCCTGCCGGAAAGGTTTTACATACCCTTGCGCTTCTTTGAGTAATTTTCGCTGTTTTTTCAGAATGTCATTTGATTTTTTTACCATGCCTAAAATGTTAATGGAGTGAAACAGTAAAAGTAAAGTAAAATTTGACAGATCGCAATGATGGGTTGAGAATTAGGTATGCCAATTTACGAATTTAATTGCACTCTCTGTTCTACCCACCTTGAATATCAACTAGAGTCTAGCGTGGCACCCTCTATCGGTGCGATAGTAAAACTTAAGTGTGTCGAGTGTGGAGGGAAGAGATTAGAGCGCATTATAAACAATGCCCCCGCCATGAAGATGGGAGCAGCACTAACTCGCCAGCGAAAAGAATTTGACGGGTTTGGTTGGCACAACGGGTTAAATATGAACTTTAAAGGGCCTAAACATTATCGTGAATACTTAAAATCAGAGGGGCTTGCTGAATATGGGAATGAAAAACCGCCCCAACAAAAAGAGGTTGAAACCCCCATAGTTGACGATGCGACATTAAAAGACTTTGCAAAAGCTGGACTAAAAGTATCGGGGAGAGAGGCCACTGCGCTAAAAAGCGGCGAGTATATGAAGTCGACAGAATTTAAAAAAGATATTGCTAAATTGACGGCCGGGTAATACTAATACCACCCTTCCCTATTCATCGTTTTTTTAATATCTTTACTAGGAAGGTATGCACCACTGTCGTCGCTGCCAAACATTATCTCATCGATTCTCCGCTCCACACAGCGTAACCGTTCCCCGTTTATTTCTTTCGACTCTCTCTCTTTTAGAAAAAGCCACGTTAGGTGTGTAGCAAGTGAGATAACAATAACAAGCAATATCATAGTTATGACAATAAGCGTATGGAGTGACATATTAAGATTTCCTCAACAACTCGAATACTTTTTCGGCGATAAATAACGGTGTGAGAATAGCTATGGTTGTCCAGAATACTATATTCATCTTAAGCACCTTTTTGTTCCCCGCTTCCATTACTCACCCCTTTTGATTACTAGCGATTGCCTAAATTTAGGGCCACTCACCCATCCACCTTTGATCGAGTCCCTGACTAACCTCGCTATCAATCCCGCTAGGAAAAAAGGTGAAAGGAAAAAGACTATCATCACCCAAAAAGAAGTTTTTTTAATTGCGCCTAATACCATCCCTTTTCCTTTTGTTTTATCGGTTCGTATTGCTGTAGTGTTGCTTGCTTCGCTGCCTGTAGGGCAATACAAGCCGCGACAACCCTATCCTTCCCGTTAAGGCTAACCTTGCCTTGACTATCCCTAGTTATCCCACGCATCTCTTTCAAAAGCAAATCATCCCTAATTAAAACTTCATTATCCCTATGCCTCGCTTGCAAGTATGACAGCATATCCAGCTTATTTGCAACTGTCGTCCTCCACCCTATCTTTTTCTTGATTTCTTCTGTGCGCTCGTCCCTTACGTCCCGCTCATAAACATTCCAGTACTCTGCGTTTTTAATTGCTGAGAGGGTACTATAACCCATGTTGTTAATCTCAGGGGCCAAAAGCGCATTATTGTAAAGTTTACCCAGTGCAACGAGCAGGATACCAAACAAATCAGGATCAATTCTACCATGCCATCGTGCCACTTGATTTAGGTTTTTATCGGTTACGAACGCACTAGACGCATCCCCATGCTCTAACCCTTCTGAGATATCCGCACCAATAGCGTAGATGGTGCCTTCTTTTGGAATGTCGTAAACCTCTAATCCCTCTGAATACTTTTCGAGTAATGTGTCTTTAAAAAAATGGATAATATCAAACTTTGGCGGTGGTGATTGCCTCATTCTTTCAATCTGCGCTTTTAACTTCTCTTGATCAAAAACAGGATTGCCGCTTGATAAAAATGATTCCTCTGCCGATAGTGGATAATCTTGCTGAAACCTCTCTTCTGGTGAATACAAGCTTCCATCCTCGTCGCCGGTATTATTTGAATACTCTTTTATTTTGTTGCGCCTCCAAGATAGTTTCCTAAGTGTTAACTCAGGGAAAGCTTCAAGTAGTTGCTTTTCTTTTTCCGTCAGAATAATTCCCTTGTCGTTCCATTCATACTCTGTATTCTCTGTCCAGCTTATAAAAATAGGAATAGAGTTAGACGCTCCTGCTTCTGCTTCACACCACGCCGTGTAAAAAGCCGATCCTTTTCCGTCCATCCCATTGGACGTTGTCTCTTTAACTACTGCGCTAAAGACGCCTTCCATTAATGGGATAGAATTACCCAACCCCTCGTCAATCTTTGAAGCATAATCAAAATATGCGTGTTCAGTCTCATGTGCTAGAGTGGCAGTACCAGCACGACCAGCGTTAGGATCTTTTGCAGTCTCCGCTTTCATCCCGCTATCAAGCCCCGGATCGATTTTAATTTTATCCCTATTGGGGTTTTGGAATAGCACTTCTCTTGTGTTGTCTGTCTCAACCATCGGCATCAAATCAGGGTGGAGGTTAGACAAAAACCTTTTGTAAATCCCAAAGACCTCATCGGTTCGTTTGGACTGATCTGCTATAAGCTTCCCTTTCATATGCTCATTACTAACCATTAACCAAAAAAATACCGCCGCAACTGTTGTCGATATCCCCATTTGACGACCTTTGCAGACTAAGAGGCGCACAGGTCTTTTAGCATAGTACGCTTCTAAAATAGGATCGATGATTCTTCGTTGGTAATGGCGGGGCTTAAAAGCAAGTAGTCGCCCACCCTTTGCCTCGACTCTTAAAAAGTATTCAGAAAACTTGTAAAAGTCTAACACATACTCATCATAAAAATCTTCTAATGCTGTTTTCAAATAATTAGCCGTTTTTTTCTTAGAATAGAGCTAAGAGACAACGCCGCCCGCTCGTTGTTGTCGTTTTCTGCCTCACGATCACCTTGCGACGAGTTGCACCTCCAATAAATTAAGTGAACGTGCGTCCCTGTTATTTTCTCAACTTGTCCACATATTTCTAGTGTAAACTCATCCCCCGGTGCTGTATCTTTCGAATGATCTGCTATCTTAAAATAGTACCACCCGCCGACCTTGAAAACCATTCTAGTCAGCCTTGATTATTTGAGGCGTTACAATTCTTCGCCCATCAAGATAGCCACAAGTAAACTTTAACCAATAAGCCCCAAGCGGTCTAGGCCCCATACCTCTTTCAACTTCAAACCCTCCCGTGCCATCTCCGTAAGCGTCTTTATATGTCGGGGTTTTTACGTAGAAGCCTATCCTCCGCTGCACAACGCCGGTGTTTGTTAATCTAAGTTTTACAAACTCTTGTACCCACGATCTATGGACATGCCCACTTACCATAATATCGGCGTTCTCAATGTAAACATTCTCTCTTGCTGATGCGATTATACCATGAGTAACGGGCGATCCCCCGCCGTACCCGTGAGTGAACCATAGTGATTGGGTTAACTGACCTGTTTGGGAATACTTAAAAATAAATTTAATCCAACCACTATAGCCTAATGTTTGGATATTCGAATTTGCTTTGTAGTTAAGAACAGTAGCAAGCCTGTCTGTCAAATCCGTTTCATGTCTTTTAGTGATGGCCGTTTCGTGGTTGCCCTTTCCCATTACTAGCCAGTTTTTTGCATAGGGTGTGTAATCGTCCACTGTCGTTCTAACTAGTGCATCTAGGTAGTCATTAACTTGGTGTTCAGGTCGCAACGAACCCTTGTCCGACCTGGGATCATACTTTCCCTGCATGGCACAGAATAAATCCCCTATGTCAATTATTTTTGCATTTCGTTCTAGGGCTTGATCAAGGTGCTTTTTTTCTAGCGACCTATCGCACTTAGGGCTATCGTGATGAGCGTCACTCCTTAACAAAAACCAAAACTCATTGCCACTTTTAGCATCCATTGTTATACGCAAAACATTAGTATCAGTCTTTTTAACGTCCATCCCGACAACCCCCGGCGCATCCTTGCGTCTGTATTTAGTATTTACCCCTATTCCTTCTCATCTCTTTTAAAAAATCGTCACCCTTTGTTACTTCGCTATCTTTATTCTCATAATCAAAAAAGCGATAGAAAGTAGGTGTGTGGTACATGTATTGATGTCCACCAGCCTTAAAGTTAAATGACACAATTTTGTTATGGTCTTTTGCTTTGACGCAATCATAGCGTTCACCTTTTACAAACCGTAATCCCGGATGATCCGACTCTCTCCGACAGATAGCTATGCCTTTACTCGCTTCCGGCATGATCGACTTCATTTCTTCGAATGTGTCTAGCTTGTCCTCTAACGATTGCTTCTCTAGTGATTGCTTTTCAAGTTGCGCTCTAAGTTCCGCTACTCTCTTCTCTAGATTCACTGATTCTTTCCTGTTCTTCTCTTCCATCTTTAAGCCCCTTTTGTTCATTTAAGTTATCAACATGCCTTAATAATCGCTCATGTTTTACATTATGATCTATATTTTGATTAATATCCTGCTTGTCTGCCTGCCCTAACCATTGTTGCCCCAACCACTTCTG